GTTGTTTAGGACAACCCTGAGAAACCTGTCACGCATACCTAATGTATTAACGCCGATGTCTTCTTAGACATTTGGTACGGTTGAACGTGCAGCCCCTCCGAAGAGAGAAGAGAGTTCTTTGCTCCCATAGTTCAACCGTGGCCGGGGGTGTTGCTTCGTTCGTTGCTACAATGTGGCCTACACCTCCACAACGAACCACAAACACCCACCTCCGGAGGCCATACGACCTGTCACAACGTATCGTAACCAGGTCTTACCGCCACAACTTGCCAAAGGTTGTGGTGCCACTCAAACACACATGACGAACTCCTGAGTGGACAGCAGTTCGCCTCATCAGCTCCATCAAAGTGGTCAGGTAATTATGAAGGCATATACTATCAGTGGGATCCTGACTCCCCACTATAGATCGCCTACTTCTTAGAAGTAGACTTGCGAGTTACATACTCGCCTAACACCTCCAGCATGCTGGTGCTCAAAGGCACAACAGGAGTTGGAGGGTCAGTGTCACTGTCAGCTTCACTGACAGCAACAACTGAAGATAACGAGCTCTGATTTCGCAGAACTCCCGCTACAAGGTTTTCCAAGCGAGAGAATCTGGCCTCATCAAAAGCCACAGGCGGTAACACACTTGTCAACAGTGAAGTCGGTAACAACACTATAAACAAGTCAGCGGCTGTAGTACCACTAGTTACTATAGTCCCTGGATTATAAACCAAATTTCCGCCCACATTTGGAACAGTCAAAGTGGTCATAATCATGGCAGGACTAGTAGTCGTGCCGCCATTCGTGTAAACATTATATATTGCATCTCGAGCATTAGCCGAGGCTAACAAATTGAGGTTCGTGCATGTGGACGATGCATATTCAACGGATCCCCAAGATGTTGCAGCTTGCCCTGCAAACACAATCAAATAATTACCCGGAATTCCCGCTGGCCAAGTAATTGTATTACCTGAGGCAGTTATTCCGGTTAATGCTGGTGTTCCACCAGCTTGAAGAGTCATTCCAGCCAAATTACTGGCTGACGTCGATGTTAAAGACGAAAAATGAATGACTCCACCAGTGGTAGGTTGAATCAACACTGGTGAGTGTAACATTACAGAATACTCAACAAACAACTTTCCACATGTGCCGGAGGTGGCAGTTCCGACTGTGGAGAGATTCAAGTTACCGGCATCATAGGTCTTAATGTCGGTGTTCGCAGGTGCAGCACCAACGCGAACATAAAATGAATCTTGCTTGTTGAGTTCACCAAGGTTAGCAGTTAGCGTGAATGGAACGGCTGGTTCATCGTTCTCACGCATCTGCAAATCATACACTTGGGCCTGAGCAACAGGTGTGGGATCTGATGCATCAGGATTTATTGACAAGATTATATCACCAGACTGACCGGCAGTAGCGTAGCCTGACACTATTGGTCGGTAATGAAATTTCAGTTTGGTGAAATAATACTTGTTGAAATTCGCAGCTATAGTAGACAACCACGGGAACATCACTGCATTTCCCGGATTTATATTATACACTGTGTTGACAAAAGACGCAGAGGTCAACACAACATCTGCTATATACTCCTCCTCAGACAGTAGCGCAGAACGCGGCAACTTTGATCGACCGGTGACCCGGCCCTGGGTCACCGACAAAGTGCGTCCCACCGCCACTCGTCTTGAGCGCTGCGGACGAATCCGAGCTTCGACTTTACGAATGACTCGGGCTTGACGGCGCTTCTTTGGCGCCTGGCGCTTACTTTTAGCACCCTTGGGTCCAGGATTAAGCTCAACACACACTAAGCGGTTTTTGACCATCTTGGCCTTACGCTTTAGTTGTTGCATGAACTTAGAATCGGCGCCACGATTCGCATTAGATGTTATGGTGCAAGAACATTTGCTATAATCACCTCCACAACTGGGGCACTTCAACATCTGTACAACCACTGGCCTATTTCTCACGTTGGCCTTCGTACGGGTTTTTACTGGGGTCACCGCACCCTTACTAAGATTATTCTTACAGATCTCCTGATCAGGCCGCATTACAAGTAGGGGTTGAGCCACGCTCTGTTATCCCATACACGCTGCAGGTCACGCAAGTGGTGTAGTTTTCAATTTCCGGTTTAAACTTAACTGGAACCGATAATGATGGTATTTCTACAAATCGGCTGGCTGGTAGTTGCCACAAAAAGATATAAAATTTCTGTGCACTCTGCATTTACACGGGCTTGTGACCGTCAGAGTGCTACCATTTCCCTCTGGCTGCATTACACGCTTAGCGTGTATGTGCACAGAACAACACCCCCTACGCAGCTTGTACATCAAAAGTTGCAGTAGGCAGGATATTGCCAAAAATTCGTTGGGGACCACTAGTATCACGGTCAAACAACAAGTCGGCATATGCGCAGTTGTATGACTCCCCCAACTCTAGACCATTGACGACGGTTTCAAAAACGCGTTGCATTTCACAGTTCCACTCGTATTGTTCTGACAAGTGAAGGCCAACATCCACTGTTGCCTCATATAGTGCTCGGACTTTGACTACATGTTCTGTGTAACCACGTTGGAACCACGCCTGGTGCCCTTGTGTGAGAGTGAGCACCCGGTCTAGTACAACTCGGATAGGTGGAATAAAATTGCAATTTTTACGCAAGCCCAAAGCAACCCCTCGCATCATTGACTCTCTTGACACGTTTGCGGGGACATTAACAATATATCCTAGTTTCGCCAACACACGGCCTGGTTTCGGACCAAGAAGCCATCGGTCGGCTATACGGTAAAATCGATTTGAACAAAATTCTGCAGTGTCGAGATTGGCGCGATATTTGGCTTCACTTTCGAAGCCCAACCCACCCATTGGTGCTTGCCAAGAAATTTGTTCCCCAGCATGTCGCATTATATTGTCATCTCCTTGCACAGCCATAACAATCAATCTCTGAAACATAACTTCATCCACAGTGACCTCTCGAACCTTACAAAATATGTACAGGTGGGACAAACCGTTAATGACAGAATTCATCAGAGATGTGTATGGGTCGCCACTCTTCCGAGTGCCATCACAAGCGTACTTCCAACCATGGTGTGTGTAGCCATGGGTGTTTATATTTGCACGCATGAGGGCTAGTACGGCACGGGGGGCCTGCCATTGTTCGCAGAGCCACACCTCATACTCGCACCAGTCGCGACGGATTGTGCAGTCGAACTTCCCAAGGTCATCTTCCAATATCTGGCCGTCTGCCTCAGAAATAAAGTCCGAAATCACTTCAGAGCTTAAACCACTTGTAAACATTATGGGATGGTCTTTTTTGCCATTCCATCTTCGCTTGAGCAAGTCTTGTGCCGCCATGATCCATGGTCCAACAATGACTATAAACTCAGGTCGAGCCCCTTGTATCAATCTGGGCGCCTTATCTTTGACTCCCAATGGTGATCGATAGAGGTTATTCTCGACCTTCACGAATGAGCTTCGTGTGGTCCAAGCATGCAGTTGTGCATTGGTAAAGGATGAATCTTCGTCATAACCTTCCTTGCACATATCTGCATACGTTTTACGCAGTATTCGTTTAACACTTGGAGATGCATTCGATCGAGATATGTATACGTCGAACGACACACTTTTTACGGAATGCATTTGTGGAAACAACTTTGCATGGTTGTCTTTTGCCCACTTAATGCATGCTGGCAATTCGTCAGATGGCTTAATGGTCTCAGCCAAAACACGAGCATAGAGTGCCTGTTCCTCATTATGCTGATTGCTAGCAAAGGCTTCAGGTGAGTACTGTTCCGTGTCAAAACCGTACACCGAAGTCTTGCCCCTACATTCCTCGGGGTCTTTCCGGGTTAAATTTTTCCGTAAATCTCCATCACACAGCCTTATCGTAGCTGGCTTCCCGCCTGGATATTTGCGAGAAGGTTGACCCAACTTTAACGATTTGGGCCGTGGCAAAAATGCACTGTTTACCAAATTTTTCATTTCTATATTGCCATTCAGAGCATGCATAAGGGCGTTCAAAACCAACCGTGACAGCGACCAAAATTGTGACCACCCTGGAATGATCATAATTAGTCGTTGCCCAAGGTATGGTATACTAATCCAAATGTTATGCGCCAAATAATCAACACAAGTCCCCCCACCCAACACGGAAAACGCCATGTGATCAACATTGATATACACATGGTCTTCCATCGCCGCAGAGTAGAAGAAACTAGATGGATCCATTTCCATACATCCCAACCATGCAAAAAACCTCTTAAAGGTTAATCGTGGGACCAACCAAGTTTGCAGATTGTGTTTTATCATGCAACTCGGTTGTAACAACCACAATGGTAGAATGTTTTTGGGAACAGGTAACCAGCCCATCCAGTCTACTGATGACTCAACGTGGCACCACAGAGTTAACTGTGGCTCAACCACATTGATACGGATAACCACCAGTAGCAAAAGGAATGAAACGAAGAGTGAACCTATCAGCCAGCGCAGCTTGATAGCGGATTGCCAAGTCTTATTCAATGACTCAGCTAATCCGGAGTGCAAGTATGAACCAGTCAGCACTCGAGACACGTTCTGTTGACGGTCCCAGTACTTTATATAAGCCAAGACAGGAGCATACATAATCGCATCATGGTGTTGTGCAGCAGTGATGTCTAACTCACTGCACAATCTACGACATTTGGAAACACTGACGGCGAACTCTTGCAATTCGTCATCACGCATCTTGTGCGCCCAAAACGCAGCCATCTCCTCAACCAGAGTCTCAGGTAGCTGCACCACGATGTTATCCTTATGGAAATGAAATCCTGAATGTTTAGCAAACACCTGTTCACTACTGAACCTCGTGATATTCCAAAACCCAACGAAATCAAGATATGGGAATTCATATTCAACCATACCAGTACCGAGTACACGCTTCTCCCGGTTATAAATCATTTGGTTTGAAGGATCACAGACAGTGATAGGTTTGTGCGGTTTGCTATTAACAGGTCGCTCTTGAGGTCCATAATAAATCGGGTACTCATCAGTACCTACAAAATCATCAGGTCGCTCTTGAGGTCCATAATAGATTGGGTACTGTTCCGTACCTTCATACTCTACTTGCACAGCAGGCTGTGGTGCTGCTCCTTCAAAGAAGAGATCAGTCAAACCACGATAATCCAAATATGGATCATATTCCTGTTTATACAATCTTGACACACAGCTCAGGGTATTTAAATACTCACATGAAGCTGGTGAATGACGCCAACGTCGTGGCATAGAGTAGTTTGAGCAGACCACACTAGGATGGAGCTTTCTTTGCTCCTTTGTTTCCCAGTGCGATACAAACTCCAATAACCTCGCACGATCGCAGTGTGAGGTCCCGTTGGCTAAACTTCCCAGGGTTGCTAATAGCAAAACCAGGGAGAACGCACCAACATGGCAAATGCGTTTTGAACTCGGCATCAAAGGCCGAGTTGGTCTGGGAGCCCGCCCATGACACTCTGCACACGTAGCCGACGCAGTGCAGGAACAAGACAAATTTCGATGAGTTTTGTCAGTGAGAGAAGGGGTATTTCGGCGTGATTAACTCTCATCGATCACACCTAGTTGCTCGCACGCTGTGGTTCCCACAGTTAGCCATACGGCTCGTGGTGGCACCCTGCCCACAGGGGCAAATCAACCAGTCACAAGTGACTTGCAGAACAGAGCCGGTATTCCGTAACGACCGGTTGGTGTTGATAGCGCATGTGTTACAGGTGATTTATACGGTTACTCCCGAGCAACGAAGAGTATCTTCCGCCTTCTATTTCGTAGAATGGTACAACGGTTTCAAAGGGCGCATTTGAAATTTCTAATAATGCTCATCAGGCAGCGCGCTCAAATTTCGAGTTCTTCTTCTGCCCACGCCGGGTTGGGTACTATTAGTTCGACCCAACTGTCCCCACTAGCCGCAAACCCACTAAATGTGGCGCTAACTATTATGGATACAGGTGTCACCACCTCGAGATGAAAACCGTGTTTGAGAGTCCCACGGAAAAGCAGATAACCTACTAGCTTTATTGCAAAAACTCACGTGACTTACTAACCAGAACATGCCTATACCTGTCTAGCAGGACTACCCTCTACTTAAAGGCCGGGTCATAGGACACATGGATGCATACCTAATGTATTAACACTCAATCTGGTCATGATTGGGGGGAGAATCAACCCTCAACACACATGAGAAATCCGCAGCTTCG